ATGTCATCGAAGATCGGCCGGCCCGCTTCCTTGGACTTGGCCTTGTTTTCGATGATGTGATTGTAGAAGCGCGGGATAACGAGATTGTCGCTGACTGCCATGGGGCTTTCCTGTCTGAGAGGGTGCAAGGAAAAACGGGGCCGAAGCCCCGCTTCAGTTTTGTGTTAGGTGATTGCGCCCTGAGCGAACGGACGGTTGAGTTCGACAACGGCCTGGTTCGTAGCCGGCGTGCCGGTCGCAGAAACGTTGATCGCGTTCAACACCTGCTTGCCGGCTGCGGCGGTTGAAGTAACCTGACCGGAGCCAGCCAGATAGACGGGAGCTGGACCAGCGGCCAACGTGCCGTTGGTCGCCACTACTGCATTGCCCGAAATCTGATACCAGCCGTACTGACTGGCAACGTTGGCGGACATTGCAACAGCAACCGGCTGGGCAAGGTTTGCCGTAGAAGGTGCGAGGGTGGTTTGATACGTCGGCGTTCCACCGCCGCCGTTCCATGTGACGACAGAGCCCACGATCGTGGACGCAACGCCCTTGAGGAAGATGAACTCGCCAGCCCCGTAAACGGGATCTATGGCCCTGACGGTCGTGCCAAGCGCCGGAGTAGCCGGCCATGGCGTGGCAGAGGTCGTCGCAATCTTGGGGTACCCAAGACATTGGTCTAGAATGGTGTATGCCATTTCGCATTTCTCCAGAATTGATATGAAAGAGAAAAGCCGCCCGAAGGCGGCTCTCGCTAGATTGAGATTACGAAGCCGGGACGCTGTCGTACATGCGCCACTGGAACAGCGGGTTGGTCATCGTCAACTCGCCCATCCACCCGATAAACTGCGCCAGCGCGTCCTGGTTGATCGGCTTCTGGCCGTCGCCCTCGAACAGCTTATCGAAGTTCCGGCTCGCGTTGTAACGAAGCCGCAGGCTGTCGGTGTCCAGACCGTAGGTCGTGTTCGCCGGCATGTTGGAGCCGATACCGCCATCGAGAGCGATTTCAGCACGCTTGCCGCCGCCGACATATTCCAGCGTCGAGAAGCCAACCACGCCCTTGCCGCCGCTTTCCTTGGTGGTGCGCTGAATGGCCAGCGTTGCCGCGTCGTACGCCTCGTAGTGCTCAGGCGACATCAGCAGCAGATCCGCATAACGCTTGCCACGGGAGCGCGCCGTCATGATCTTGTTCAGGTACGGCCGGATCGTGGTCGAGGTGACCTGCGTGCCGATCGTAGGGAACGCGGTGTGGATGTCGTAGGTCGTGGTGCGCCAGATCGCGTTGGCGGAACGGTCGATACCGCCATAAGTGCCGGCGTTGGTGACGATCGGAACCGCCGCCGCCAGACCCGTGAGCTGCTTGCCGCCGTTGGCCGTGCCGTCCGAATGGATGGCCACGTCCATGGTGTCTTCCAGGGAGTTTTCAGCGGCCATCATGTAGGACTTGAGGACCGGCTTGAGCTGGTTTTCGCCCTGGTTGTTGAGGATTTCCTCCATCGTCAAGCTGATCGGGATCGCCACCATCTTCGGCGTGTAGTAGGCGTCGTTGAACAGCTCGATCGGGGGGTTGTCCAGGAAGTCATAGCCGGAATACCACTGGGCATCCTGCTTTGCGATCTGGAGGGTTTCACGAATGCGGGGTCCGGAATAGGATTCCCACAGGCCTTTACGCTTCAGAACCTGAAGCAGGATGTTCGAGTTCGAAACCAGATCCTGATACGACGGCGATCGCTCTTCGATCGCCATCGACAGCACCTGCTGATAGGCGGTGACCGGATTAATGGCCATTGGTTAATCTCCTACCCTGCCTGCCCAAAGGCTCGGCTCAGGGCTTCATCGATTGAAGGGGCTGGGCCATTCTTCCGTGATTGGCGTGTGAGGCCGGCAGAAGGGGCGCCATTGATGGATTTCGTGCCCTTGTCGGGTTGAACCGGGGGCTCGGGCGCGGCGGATGAGGCCACGGGTTCAGATGCCTGATTGGCTGCGGGGTTGAGCCGCTCCGCCAACGTGTAGGCCTCTGGCAGGTCTTTCGCGCGGCCCGACTGCATGAAAAATGCGATGTCGTCCGCCAACTCATCGAAGCGGGGATGATCCGCCGCGAACTTGTTGATCTCGGTCAGCGTGGATTGCTCGCGCTGTTGATTGAAGCCGCCCTCAAGCTTGTTGAGGCGCTCTTCAAGCGTTGAATTCTGCTGCCGCAATTCGCGGATTGTCGCGTCCTGCTGGCTAGCGTTCTGTTCGGGTGTTTGGCCGAGAATGTGGGCCGCATAGTCCTTGGGCGATATTCCAATGTTGTTGAAGACTTCTTCCAAGCCCTTGATCGGGTCCTTGCGAAGCAGACCCTCAAGCGCCGTGTAACGAGACAGCGCCGTCTTGACGTCGGTGCCGCTCTTCTGCGCCATCTCATGGAATTCAGCCAATGAAGCGTCACGTTCGGCCGCAGCCTTGTGCTTCTGGTAGCCCTCGGTCAGTTCCTTCTGCATGCGCAGCGTCTCGCCGCGAATCTCAGGGTCCGCCGCTGCCCATTTGGCCTTCGCGGTCTCGGTAAAGCGTGCTGGCGCGTCTTCCGCAGTGTGGCTCGGCCTTACGGCTTCCGCCGGTTTAGGTGCAGCCACGGCCACGGCTGGGTCCGCAACCGGCGCTTTAGCGCTATCCTTCGCGACAAACTTGCCATTCTCGCGCGGCTGCTCTGACTTGACGGGCTCCTTGGCCACTGGTTCCGCTTTGACATCGGCCTTGGCCTCCTTTGCCTCAACCTGCTTGGCTGCGCTCTTGGCAATGGCGCGGTCAATGCTGTCGTCCAGTGTCGCGGGTTTGGCCGGCTCTGGCTTGGCAACTGCATCAGGCGGGATTTGCGAACCTAGCGGCGAATTGAACGCGGGGGCGTTTTCGCTGATCGGTGCTCCAGCAACATCGGGCGCGGGTCCGGGATCAGCGGTAACGGCTGCATCGTTCATGGATAGTTTCCTGTCTGAGAGGGTGCGTTAGAGAACGCGGGCGGCTGCCCGTTCAACTGCTTGATCAATGCCCTTGGCGCGCTCGGCTTTGGACATCTTCGGCTTGACCGGGTTCAGCTTCTCGTTGCCGACCTCGATCAGGCCATTGGCCTTGGTCACCTTGCGATACTGGGATTTCGACGTGTAGAAATTGCCGTCCACATGCTCTGCAGGCTCCATGCTGTCACCAATAAGCATAGGACAAGGAAGATCAGAGCGAGGAGGCTGTAGTCGAATATCCTGTGGCCCGCCCTTTTCGACAAGCTTTCCCCCTCGATAGACGAATGTTCCCCTCATGGGTAAGGCGTTCCGTTTGGGTTTAACAGGGTCATGGGAAAACCGTGATGCGTAACAATGGTGATGGGAATTCCATTCACTGTGACAACCGTAGCCCGATACGCACCGGTCGGCACGTTCTGAACAGGAAGCCCTCCACTGGCAACGACAACAACGGGCATCATGCCGGCTCCTTTGTCTTCGCAGCCTCTTTCTTGATTGCAGTGCTATCAGCCGTTGCCTGCACGCTGGCGTCCGTGGTCCTGATAGCGTTATCGGTCTGGGTGTTGGTCTGGTCGATCTTGGCTTCCGTCGTGGCGACAGCTGCTGCGGTCTTGACCTTCGTGCCCTCAATCTCCAGCCTGAGCTTTTCAATAGCCAGCGCGCCAAGGTCTAGCTTTTGCGCGTGTTCCTGCGCCTTGCGTTGGTTGTCCGCATCCATCCCAGCAAGCTTGGCCTGCAGCTCGTTGGCCTTGCGTTCCTCGTCCTGCTGCTTGCACTGCATGTCGGCCTGCAGGCGCTGGTCTTCCCGCTGCTGTGCTGCCTGTGCCTCTGCGTCCTTGCGCTGCTGCTCCGCTTGAGCGACCTGTTCATTCAATTGAGCAGCCTTCTGTGCTGCCTGCTGCTCCAACTGATGCCGTGATGCTTCGACCTGCATGCTCTGTTTTGCAGCCTCGGCCTCCGCGGCGCCCTTGGCAGCCATCGGGTCTTGCTTCGGCTGCTGTGCCATCACCGACATATCGTCGGCGAACTCCTCTATCGTGGTCTCCAACGAACGGCCAGCACGGAACTGGCTCGCAACGTATTTCAGGGACTCAGCCATCAGCTTGGAGGCTTGTGGAACAGCCTGTACCAGCGGCAGCGCCTGGCCCATGAACCCGCCCACCGCTGTGATGAACTCGGTCGCTCGCTGCTTTTGCGCGTTCTCGTCCGGCGCGATGGTCGAATCCGTCTCAATGTCCAGCACAAACGGGCGCACGCGCTGATCCCGCAACAGCTTCATGACCTTCTCGACGGTCGCAACCTCGTTGAGCTTGTCGATCTGCTTCTTCAGCCCCTCGGCCTGCTGCTGGGCCTGCTGAAGCATTTGCTGCGCCTGCTCAGGGTTGGCCTGCGCCTGCTGCATCATCTGCGGATCGCTCTTGGCCTGCTCTACCTTGGCAATGATGGCCTTGATCTGCTCCTCTAGCGGCTTGATCTGCTTCTTGATGTCTGCGTCGGTCTGGATGTCCAACTGGCTCATGTCGAGCATGGTCTTGGACGTGAAATTCTCGGCCATGATCTCGGCGGTGATCCGCACGAGATCCCGAGCAAACCGGGCTAACTCGTTCTGTCGGTCGCGAATACGAACCGAGCCGTACTGGCTTTTCAGTTCCTGGGCGCCCAGGGTCTCATTGGCATCAGTCGAGCCGCGCATGATGTCGGACAGGCCGGTGATCTCGTAAACATCCGCGATCAGTTGCTTACGCAGTTCCACCAGCTGAACAACCGTCGTTGCAATCTGGTCGATCGGCAGCCAGACAATCATGTCCTTGACGCCGCCCGAGCCGACCATGGCCCAGTTGGAGATCGGAACCAGTACTTGGTTGTTGACGGTGGACTTGATCGCCGCCTCGATCGCGTCGCCGATTTCCCCAGCACCTGCTGGATAGAAGCCCCTCACCTGCAACGCGTCAGCCAAAGCCCCAATGCGGGCCGTCAGCTCGTTGATTTCCTCCAACTGGTCCTTGTAAAACAGCATGTCGGGCACAGGCACCAGCGAGCGGCGCTGCACCGTAGAATAGGCCGGCCGCGGGCATGGGAAGAAGCCTTCAAGCGTCAGATGCGGCTCGCCGTCGTCCAGAACCTCGTCAACGCCTTCCGTTACCCAAATGACCCTGTTCTCGGACTTGCACCAGATTTCCCATACGCCGGCCTTCTTCTCGCCGTCGTCCTCGCCCTGGTCGTTCTTGCGGATCTCATAGGCTGCGTCCTTGTACTTCTCGCCCTTGAACCGATCCTCCATCGCCTCTTCGGTCAGCCATGAACGCTTGGCGACCCAATCCACCTCCTTCCACACCCGAGCTGGCTGGTGTAGAAAATCCTTGCGATCAGCATGGTCTATACATGCGCGTTGGCCCTTGCCGTCCTCGTTGGACTCGTAGCGCACCCAAGCGCAGCCCCGAGCCAGGATGGTCAGGTCATCGCGGACCAGCCGCATCATTCCATCGATGTCTTCCTGCTCGAACCCGACGATCGTTGACCGTTCGAGCAGTTCCGATGCCATCCTCGGGACGGGCTTGCGATCCTTGAACCGCGGCGTCACGACAGGGATCGGCGGCCGGGAATAGATCGACGGCCCGAGCACCTGGATATTTGCCCAGAACATCTGGAACTGACGATCCCGGCTATCACCCGACAGCATGTTCAGGTTGGCATAGAGCTTGTCGAGGTTGTCCGCCTTCTGCTGCCAGTCCTTGAACACCTTCTCGGCGTGCTCGATCTCGGCCAGCCAGCGACGTGAGGATTTTGGCTCGCGCTTCTCCTCCTCCTTGTCGCGGTCGATGTCTTCGCTCACTTAAGCGCCTCATCGAGCATCGCCTTGTAGACTTCTACCGGGCCGTCTTGCCAACCCTTGGCATAGCCTGCGCCTCCCATCTCGATCGTTGGTTGTTGCATGGCCGCTACGATCGCCGCAACAATCTTCCGCTGGTCTTCTGGATGGAACTGCGCCCCGAACCGCCAATCGGCCTCAAATGCAGCTTCAACACATCGCTCAATCATTTCGCTCATACTTTGATCCTCTTGCCCGTGATTTCTCGAACAGGCGGCGGAATGAATTGGCCCGGCTTGGGCACGCGCTTCGGTTCTTCAATCACTTCAACAACGTTGCGCCATGCCAGCGACAGGTACCTGAATGCGTCAGCCAAATGGCTCGTCCAGTCGTGGACCTCGGACGCCTTGAACGTCTTTTTCTCGTCATCCCATTCGCGCCGATATTGCTCCAGCGCTGACATGCCGATCGGCTCTGTCCTTGTGTGGAACACGCACTTGGGCAACGTAGAACGAACAGCCTGTACACCATCGAGTTTGGTGGCCATCGGCACGAGAACGGGGTTCAAACCGAGTCCACGCATGGTCTCTGTCCGTGTACGGCCCGTTCCCCACTCCTTGACCTTGGCATCGTGCGGAACATAGTCGTTGCCGCGCATCCACTCCTTGGCGTGGCAGATTTCAGCGTAGTGATCGACGCCAACACCTGAAGCCGTATAGCAGTCCAGGATGAACACCCGGCCGGCGATAACCTGAAACCACCAGATCGAGGTGTCGTCCCTGACCCCAATGTCCCATGCCGTGTGGACTGGCTTCCCTTCGACCGGGTCAAACTCTTGCACCCTGTCTGTATTGCGAACCGCCAGCATTTCCCGCGCGTAGAAGGCGCCGAGAATGGCCGCGTTGAACGAGCACAGGTATTCCTGCTCGAACTGCGCTCTGCCCATGTCCTCGCCGTACAGGGCGACGTATTCGGTAATGCTCTCCTGAATCTGTTCTGGCGTTAGCGCGCCAGTGTCATGAACCGTCGAGACCTCAGCAAACCATCGCGGGTTGGCCTTCGCCATATCGAACATGGCCTTGGCGTGGTTTCTGCCTCTTGGCGTGGTGATGAACGCCGCCCAGCCGTTGTTTTCCTCCAGCATCGGCCGGTGATAGGCCCAGGCGCTTGGGTTGGCCAAAGCCCATTCTGAATAGGCAATGCCAGCCACGCCAGCGCCCACCGTAGCGTCATATCGGTCTGAGCCGATGATCTGCCACGTTGACCCGCACTTGAGCTTGATGAGCATTTGCTGCTCGTCCTTGCTCTCTCGGATCTCAGGTGGAAAGGCTTCGTCTATCCTTCGTTTGCCCGTGTTGGCGTTGATCGCATTCCACAGGGCTTTGCGGCCCTGTTCGTATTCAGGCAGGCAGTGCCAGTACGAAGCCACCCGCTTGTGTGCCAGTTCGCACGTTGCCGCCAGAACGATCTCGTCCTTACCCCAGCGTCTATGGGCGATCTCAATAGCCCGAGCCCGCGGCGTATTGACCAGGTACTCGTGGAAGGGCCGCTGATACCAGCGGATGCGCCTCTCAACTAGCTTGTGGTTCATAAACCGTCTTGAACAGCACTCCGACCGGATTATCGGCGTCGCCTGAGAGCGTTACAGCCGAAAGATCGGGCAATGACTTGCGCAACAAGATCTCAATGGCCTTCATTTGAGTCTGGCTTAGCTCGGCCGTGGCAAATACATGATCATGCAATCGGTTAACGAGCATACTGGTCTGGATTTTGGCCCTGACCTTTTCGTCCCAAGGCTTGTCTAGCGTCCCCGCTTTTTTCCTTGCTGCCACATTCGGTACATAGCGTTTGAGGCTATGCTCCCTGGTTGATTGAATCTCTCAGCACTTGAAGTTCCGGACTGACCGGTGTGTCATCGTATATCTCGTAGGGCAGGATCACGAACCTATCCGGGCCGCGCGTGGCTGGGTCACCATCTTGTGGCCTGCGCTCTATCACGGCCTTAATGACGTCGGGAGCGGCTGGAGCTGGCTTCCCTGGCCTTCCCATCATGTGGGTTTCAAGAGCCTTGCGATGGGCCTCGACTGCCTTGGCAAAAGCGTCTGCCGGGCCTGATTGGCTGAGCGGGATTCGTATCATGAGGACACAAGCCTCCCGGCGGGTGAAGCGTCGATGACCGGCCGAGCGCATATGGAACTGATTTGAATGGGTTTGTCATTCATAACATATTAATCCGGCTTCGATCTGCGGATAGCTCGCGCGGCGAGGCGCCATGCCTGTGAATATGTCGGATTGCCTTCAAGGCCCTCGATGATCTTGGCGGCCTTCTCCAGTGTCCTGCGTTCAATATCCTCGCGCTCAAGCTTGGTGATCGTGGTGAATGAAACCGCCTCTGGCGCACCGTCCAGCATTGTCATGCTGCTCTCACGTTCTGTTCCCGAGTGAAGAAGAAATCGTTTTTACCTGGAGGAAGAAACTTGATCTTGCCATTCTTGCGCCCACGGACGACGGTCAACAGGTCAGCGAACTCCCCCTCCATGATACGGATCAGCGCGCCGGCCGGAATGGGATTGCGGCGGATTACTACCTCCCCGGACTCGTCAACAAACTCTCCGGTCTCATTGGCCACATAATCCCATTCGCCACGCATGTAGCGCTCCCTGAAGCGCCAAACGATATCGGCATGGATCTTGGCAGGTGCCCCGCTATCGCCCGTCAGGAGCCCTTCTACGCCATTTACAGCCCTTACCGCGTAGAACTCGCCGTCCGGGATTTCCACGAACACATACCGTCCCAAGATCGGGTATTCCTTGGCCTGCTTGGTTCTGGCGTGCGACACCCACTTCCGGAGTTTCGGCCAGAACGATTGATAGCCGATTGCCGCTAGTCCGGCCTCGGCCCGTCGATGGCAATTCGGATTCGTAATTGCAATATACCAGCTCATGACTTCTCGACTCCCTTGATCGGAATTGAATCCAGTGTCGCGCGGCCGTCCCAGGTTATGTACACATCACTCGCGCTGCATCGCCAAACCACTCCCCTTCGAATACGCCAGTCGAGCTTGGCCTTGAGCGAACGGTTGAGAGCGTCAGCGTAGCGATCGGTTAGTTTCACGCGGTCGCCGCGGAGAAATGGGAGATCGGTCATTCGGGTTTCACATTCTTCTTGGCGTGATAATCAGCCAGCCATTCACGCGAAAGCTGCAGGCGGGCGAGATTTTCGGGCTTGTTGCTTCCGATCGGAAGGCCTGAGGTGTCGGTTTCCAAAACAGGCTGGACAACCGTTCCAGAAGCTACGAGGGCCTTGCGGAGAAGCGTGTCTTCCTCCGGTGTTACCTCTCGAACGCTGCCGGTCTGGAGACCGGATGTTGCGGCCTCGATTACCGGATCAGTACCAGCCCCGGAGCTTGCCGGCTCACGCTTAGGCAAACGCTCAGCATGCTGAGGCGCCTTACGGTCCGGGGCTGATTTCACGCTGCCGTCTGAGGGGTCGCGGATCATGAGTTCAGTTTCCTTGCCATGATTGCCACGAGTTCAGGGCTAGCGGCTACGGGAGGTTTCTCACCCTTCCCTTTCGCCAAGCCCTCTTCTTCTTTCTTACTTGGTGAGTGTGAGTGGTTATGCATTGCTGTAGCATTGCTACCAGTTTGCTGTGGCAATGCCCGACCCTTGGCGACGGCTTCATTGTTCCAGCGGTTGATTGCAGCCTGCGTTCCACCCTTCGATCCAGCCGCGGCCCGCTTGCGAGTTTTGACTTCCATAACTGCCAATTCCTCATCGATCCGCTTGTGGCACCAGCCGTCATAGAAAAACGCCTGAACCGTCTCCCGCGAGTCGAGCCACAAGCGAAGAGGCAGCTTCGTGATCGCCGCCAATTGCTTATCGTCGTTGGGAAGTTCGCCCTTTTTCCAATAGTGCATCATCAGCAGCAGGTAGGCGCCGTGCTGCGTCGTGTTTAAGTGCCCAGTGTCCGCCAGGTAGTCGCCGACATAGAGAGGCATCCAAGCGCGTTTGCTCATGAATGCCCCTTAGCAATGCTGTACCAATGCTGTAGCATTGCTACATTCCAAGTTCGTTCATATACGCATCCATGAGCGATTCCTCGTTCTGGCGCTCTTCAGGGTCTTTCCGGCGGATGGCCACGATTTTGCGAATGATCTTCGCTTCGTATCCTCCTGATTTCGCCTCCAGGTAGATTTCCTTAATCCCCTCGGCAATTTCAGCCTTGGCCTCCTCTTCGCGCTCTATGCGCTCTACGAGGGCTTTAAGCTGGCCGTTGGTGCCGTTTATTTGCTCGGTCATTGGCATCCTCTGTTCTGGGAAACTTTCAAAATCACGCCGTCTTCTACTTAGCTGCAGGCTGGTGAACGCTTGAGCTAAGGACACAGGACGACCAGCCCCAGCACTATGCTAGGGTTGGTCCGTGTCCTTCGCGTACTGCAGGCCGGAGCCACGCCGTCGCTTCGGACCCTAACCGCGCGGGAATGCGGGTTAGATCGACGCCAACTTATCGCGGATACATCCCTCCGCGCTGACCTCAACCCTCGCGTCTTTCGGACCGGGTTGGCACTGTGTCAGGCCCCGTGGTAGTGCCATAGACGTTCGCCGCCACTGTTTTGGAGTCATCCAAGTCTCTCCAGCGAACGTGTAATTCATGCGTCCTCGGTTAGGGGTTGGGATACTGCGTAATCGCCAAAGCCGCCGGGCACAGGACACTCACAGAGCCATGCCAGTTCGCAGCCGTAGTGATGGTGGTGCATTGCGGCGTTGGGAAATGACATCACCCAGCCCTGCCGGAAGTGATCCTCAACGCGGTCATAGCGAACGAATTTGAGGGCGCGGGGAATCACGCGGCCACCTTCAGCCGATACCGCCACAGACCGTCGTGCACGTGCTCAGTCTCGACCGTGAAGCCGCCGCGCTGCTCCTTGCGGAGGTCTCTTAGCCTTGCGCTGCAGCTCGTCTGGGAGCCACCACAGGCCTCATGGATCTCGGGGATGGTGTGCCACTGCCCGTCGCTCATGTGCGCGTATACGCGGTCTATGAGGCGCTCCAAGCGCTTGTGGTCGCGCTCGGCTTGGTATGTGGCGCCGTCGAATGCGACGCTGGCCGGTGGATGCAGGATGGGCGGGCGATAGTCGAATAAGTCGGTCACTGCACGTTCTCCAGTTTCCGCTTGAGGATTGCCTGGTCGAGCTTGCGCAGCCATTCTGTTGAAACAGCCGTGTAGCCCATCTCCAGCAATTCAGTGCGGAGGTTCTCCAGACGGATGGCTTGTTCGAGCGGTGTACGCTCAATGATCATGTCGAGGGGATTGATGGTCATGATGACCCTCCTATTGATTCCGCCAGCGCCCCAATGCGACCGCGGAACTCTTCATCAGATGCGCAAATTGTCTCAACCCGACGAACCGCGCTGAGCACAGTGGTGTGGTCGCGGCCTCCGAACCGTCGTCCGATTTCGGGAAAAGATCGATCGGTGAGTGTCCTGCACAGATACATCGCGATCTGGCGCGGGCGAACGATGCTTTTGTGCCGGCGCTGCGAGCAAAGGACCGCGAGGCTGATGTTGTATTCCTCACAGACTGCATGCTGGATGCGCTTTATCGCATTGACCCAAGATGGAAAGGCGAGCTGTGAAGCTTCGGCAATAACCTCATTCGGGATTGGCTGGAGAACAATGGGCAGCGGTGGCTCGGGGCCTTCATTATCAGCAGGCTCACCGTGATTTGCTTGCAGCGCTTCCAGTAAATTGTGTGAACAGATTTGATTTCGCTGGTGGATGTAGTGCCCCAGGTCGTCGCAATCTGTTCTATGAATTGGTCTGCCCATTTTACTCTCCCCTACTCGTTACGCGTTGCCACCAGAGCCTTAGCCGCGCGAATAGCAGCGCTATCAGCCCCGGCGATTTCCTCGGTTCGCTTGATATCATTTTCCAGCTTTCGCATTTGTGCCGCACACTCTGCGCGATAAGCCGCCCTGATGCTCTCGTAGACCGAGATGCTGATTGTCCTAAGCCGCTCCCGGCGATATCTGAGAGACCATAGGAATCCGTAATCAATTCCGTACTCACGCTCGACACGACGCATTGCGTTTTCAGTATCGCCCGGACCACGGGCCTTCATTCGAGTTAGGTCTTTCGACCACGCAGCCGCCTGATCCAGAAACGCAGCGTCAGACATTTTCAAAAACCTTTTTCCCACTTGCAAACCCCTTCCATGTTTGATGACCGACATGGAGGGAACACACGATAACGACGACGAAGAGTTCAGCTTTATTCACATCGCGGCTGCCACCGCGAACGTTACGAGGTACTTAAAAATCGACCAACAGAAGGAAGAACCCAGCAGTCAACGCGAAGGCGGTAGCAGTGATGAACGCGAGCACACTGAAAAACTTGAGTACATCAAGCGCCGCCTCGCGGATCTGAGAGCTTTTGAGCGGGTCGCGATGTATGGACCCGGGAGGAAGTGGAAATAGGTCAGCGCGCGTAGTATCTGCGCTGAAGCTGGCCGGCGACATGCTCAACCCCCGAGGTGATCGCCGGCCAGTCATGACTCCATCCCCCACTTGATGGCGCTGCCAACGAGCACTCCAACCGGGAGCTGCAATGCGATCCATATGAGGAAGAGCGTCATCATGACGGGATCTCCATGTTTGAAGACACAGACACTATCGGGCTGATTGTTTTTGTTTGCGCGCTGCTCGCGGTGTGGCTGTTCGCGCAACGGAAATGAGCTGCGCCGACCGCTTGGGTGGGGGCATCGAGAGCGGTCGGCGCATATTCGTCGGGAGAGGATCGTCCGACGAACTCTGAATTGATTACGAGAGTGAGATTGTCAGTGTTGCTGACGTGGTCAAAATTGACCACCTTGCACGCTCGCGTGCATTGCAAGGTATGATGTTGTTGTGATGCAAAAAAACAATCGCATGACACAGATGCGTCAATTGAGTGAGTTTCTTGTGTTCGGAACCAAAGAGTTGTGTTTAGAATGTTTCTCGCTTTCAGGGGGACATTCAAGAGATGGGAATTATTGTTCGCTTCCCGCGTACTCATGCGCGGACCTCATCAGTAAATTTAAAACCGAAGACAGTCGGGCGAACTTCCTTGCCCAAGGACGCCAATGCGTCACTGATAATGACGAACTTGTCCGGCGCTATCCGGCCGCGGAAACTCCAATTGCTCACGGCGGACACGCCGACGCCCGCCAATGATGCGGTGGCGGTTGGTCCGCCCAGAGCTTCGATAACTTCGTCTACTGTGTTGAGCATGGCCTCTTATAGTTCACACCGCGTGAACATGTCAAGCCTTCACGCAATGGAATTAGCAAGCTGCTCGTTTGTGGGCTCAAATAGGGGCATGGCAGAATCTATTAAGTCATTGGCCGCACGCCTTAAATTGACGCGCGAAGCGTTAGAATTGTCCGCTGCCGACCTTTGCCGGCAGATTGATTGTAAGCCAAACCGCTGGTCACAGTATGAAGCGGGAGAGCGTAAAATAACGCTCGAAGTGGCAAATGCCCTTTGCGACGAGTTCGGGCTTTCCCTCGATTGGATATACCGCGCCAACCCAGCTCAGCTCCCCCACGCGCTGCGCCTGAAGATGCGCCAGGTCGCCTAGTCACACCTCGAAGACCATAAAATAGTTCACACCGTGTGATCGTCATGTTCACATGGTGTGAAAATAATGCTTGACGTGTTCACACGACGTGAATAGGATGCTCCCATCAGATCAACGGGAGCACATCATGACCAACAAGCAATTCTACGGCTTCACGACCCTGATCTCGCTGCTCGCGAGCCCGATGATCGGTTTTCTCTGGTTCATGGTCTGGAACTGACCATGACCGCCAGCCCCTCAGAAATCCTCGCCGTCGCAGCCGTTGTCTGGGATCAGGACAGCCACAGCGAAGCTGATCTCGCGTTCCTCGCCGCGATTGCAAAGGCGGACAGCGAGTGGGTCGGCGCTCTCAACACAGCCAACATTACGTTCGGCGCCGGCTCGGAAGCTTGGGAAGCCGTTAAGCGGCTCGCCACCCGCCAGCGCAATGCAGTTTATGCCAGCGCCTTCGCGGCGCTTGAGGCAAACGACGAACTAGAATTTGCAGAGGCCGCAGAATGACCAGCTACACCAAATTCAGAGATAGCGACACGCTCGGCCAGTTCTTCGGCCAGCCAGACGAGCGCTGCGAGGAACTCAATGCCGCTCACGAGCGCATTGCCGAGCTGAAGGCCTCCCTCACCGAAATGCTCGGGATTTATTGGGGCGAGGGCGACGGTGAAGAACCCCTGCCGGGCTGCATCCAGCGTGCTCAGGCTGCCTTGAATGAGGATGCGCGGTGATGGGCCTCTACATCTTCCCAACCCGGGAGCAGGCCCTCGCGAACTACTACAGCGCAGAGCGCAGGGCTGGCGCCGATCCCGTGACCGCCACGGAGCGCATGGGCGAATTCGCAAAGCGGTTGGATGATCTCGAATACCAGCGCGATTTGGATGTGATTAGGCAAGTTTTGGAGCGCACAGCATGAGCCAGGCAATGGAGAAGGTTTCCATCATCCCGCAGGAAGAGCCGCGGGCGGTCGCTATCACGACGCCGATGGACATGATCCAGAAGGCTGTTGCATCTGGCGCCGATATCGAGATGGTCGAGCGCCTGATGGGCCTCAATGAGCGGTACGAGGCCAGCCAAGCGCGGAAGGCTTTCGACAAGGCAATCGCTGCGGCCAAGGCCAAGATCACCCCGATCCAGCGCAACGCTACCGGCCACAACAGCAAGAAGTACGCCGACTTCTCAGCGATCGCCAAGGTGGTTGACCCGATCCTGAGCGAGCATGGCCTGTCCTACCGCTTCCGAACGGCACAGAGCGACCGTATCAGCGTCACCTGCATCCTGTCGCATGAAGCCGGCCACAGCGAGGAAACCACCCTCACGGGCCCGGCGGACACGTCCGGTAGCAAGAACGCAATCCAGGCGATCGGATCCACCCTGACTTACCTGCAGCGCTATTCGCTGGTGCAGATGCTCGGGCTGGCCGCATCCAACGACGACGACGGTAAGGCTGCCGCTGATGGTGGGGTCATCAGCGAGGATCAGGCCGCGGAGCTGATTGCATTGGCCGATGAAGTCAACGCCGATAAACGGGTCTTCTGCGAATATTTTAAGATCGACGGCATTGCCATGATGCCGGCAAAGGATTTTGAGCGAGCGAAGATTGCTCTCAACAAGAAGAGGGCAAAATGAGCGAGATCATCCAAGGCTCAGACGAGTGGAAGGCCCTCCGGCTCGGCAAGGTGACGGCCTCCCGCGTTGCTGACGTGGTTGCCCGGACCAAGACCGGCTATGGCGCTGGCCGTGCGAACTACATGGCACAGCTCATTGCCGAACGCCTGACCGGGACCGTTGCCGAGGCATACACCAATGCCGCCATGATCCACGGCACTGAGACGGAACCCGAGGCTCGCGCGGCCTATGAATTCTATCAGGGCGTCACGGTGCAAGAAGTCGCGTTCGTGCCCCACCCGAAGATTGATCAGGCTGGTGCCAGCCCCGACGGCCTGATCGGCGCAGACGGCTTGGTCGAGATCAAGTGTCCCAACACTGCAACCCACCTGGAGACGCTCCTCGGCCAAGCCGTTCCTGCCAAGTACGAGACCCAGATGCAGTTCCAGATGGCCTGCACGGGCCGGAAGTGGTGCGACTTCGTTTCATACGATCCGCGGATGCCTGAAAACATGCGCCTGTTCATAAAGCGCCTACCCCGCGACGACAAGCGGATTGCAGAACTGGAAACCGAGATCGCCGCGTTCCTCTTGGAAATGGCAGTGAAGCTTTCGGAACTGAACAGCCTTTACGGCGAGAAGGAAGCCGCCTGATGCCCGATCCGATCCGCGGCGCCCTCATCGAGACCCTACAGGAAGTTTTGCCTTTACTTGGCTGGTCGAACTACTCCGACACAGAACTGCTTTGGGAGCGGGACCAGGGAAATGGAATGGCGGAGAAGATTTTGAAGGCTCGCGCCATCTTGGCGGCAGCAAGGAGGGATCCCGCATGAAAGTTACCCGCACCACTGTCCCGATCAAGGTAGAGGCTGACCGCAAGCTGATTGCTCGCTGGGCTGCACACGTCCCTGAAGGGACAACAGTCGAGTTTCGCGCGCCGCGACGGTCAGGGGACCAAAACGCTCTCATGTGGAGCCTCCTGACGCAGATCAGCAACCAGATTGATTGGTTCGGCAAGAAGCGCTCGCCAGAGGACTGGAAGGATCTAGCCACTGCCGCACTGCGCGGGGCTGAGTTCGTGCCCGGCATCACGCCTGGAACGGTCGTACCGCTCGGCATGCGGACAAGTCAGATGACGTCGGCCGAGATCAGCGAGCTTATCGAGAGCCTGTATGCGTTCGGCGCCGAACGCGGCGTCAAGTTCCGTGAGTTGGAGCTTGTGGCATGAGGCGCGAATTCTCCAAACAGGTAAAGCGCGATGCTCTACGCCGGTCGGCGGGCAAGTGTGAGAACGAAACCTGTGGAGCGCTGTACGGCGTCAAGTTTCATTTCGACCACGACATTGCAGACGGCCTTGGCGGGGAACCGACCTTGGAGAATTGCAAGGTGCTCTGCCACGCCTGTCATGACGAGAAGACACGCAAGCATGACGTGCCGCTAATAGCCAAGACGAAGCGCATCCAGGATCGTCACAACGGCATCAAGAAGCCGCGCACGATCCGCTCATGGCGGAAGTTCGACGGAACGATCGTCCACGCGGAGCGCGAAAGATGACCGTCACCCTCGCCCGATATTTCCTGATCGCCATCGGTATCGCACTAATTCCGGTCTGGAAGCTCTGGATCTTCGGCGGATGGATTGCGGACAGGCGAGCGCAGCGAATTCAACGAAGGAGATACTGATGTTATTTGACCGTAAATGGGAAGCGCCCTCTCTCGAAGGCTTCATGGCATGGCTGGAACAGCAACCGGCCAATAAGCCCTACGACTGGCACAATATCCATAAGTGTGCGGTCTGCCAGTACCTGCGATCAGCGAAGGGCTGGAAATATCCCACTGATCATTACTCCTATCCCGATCTGTTCAGGACACCGACGCAGTATGGCGAGATTTGTGCCACGTTCCCCTGGACATTCGGCGCCGCTCTGGAACGAGCGCGGAAAGCTGTCGCATGAGCACGGCCGAGACCATTGAGCGCGAGGCCTTCAAGCGGGCGTTCTCGCACTGCGACTTGACGGATGAGAAGGATGCGAGCGGGCAGCTGCAGTTTACCGCGGCTTACGTCCAGGCGGCGTGGACGGGCTGGCTGACCCGCTCAGACGTGACCATCAAGAAGAAGGAGCCGAAATGATCCTGCTCCAGAACGCGCTAGCCATTGGTCTCATCTTATTTATCGCATGGTGTCTGATTGCCAGGAGGGAATTATGAGCCAGAGTTCTCCTGAGTCCGAAACCCCTGACATCATCGGCGTGCTGCGCAGCGTCCATTCAGCGCTGGATGATGCGCTTGGCGATACGGACGCGTCACACATCGAAAATGACGATGAATTGCGGGACGAATATCCAGTTCAATGGGCAGCGTTTTGGCTGGCTCACGCCATCGAGGCCCTGGAAGAGGCAAAACCACCTGCCGGTCATGCCCCAAGATCGTGGACGCCAGATCGCGATGCGATCTATCGAGCGATAGAAAACAATGTTCGCTCAGTGCCAGACGAGAACTTTATTGATCGGCGATGGATGGTCGGAATTAACGACGCAATTGATGCAATTCTCGCTCTAGCGGACACATCGACAGCACAAAAGCCAGAGCCTTTGGCTCCGGTGCAGCCGCACCCCTACGTCCCTGGCGCCTCGCATTTTCAAGGCGACTGCGCTGTATGCGGCCACGTTAGCGATGTTCCTTGGCACGCAATATCCCCTCCAGCTTGCGAGGGCAAGGACCATGCTTGATTTGTGGCTTCAAATGATCCTCCCCGGCTATGCCGCGCCAGTGACACGCGACCAACTCGGCAAGCTTCCCGCTGGCCCGCTGGCTGATCCGTTCCGCCCGCCGCCGCCGGACTCGAAAACACAGCCAGAACCTCTGTGGTATCGGCTTTGACAGGAGGAAACAGCAAATGAGCGATTTGGAGCAACGCCTTCGAGAGAAGGCGAACGATCTGTACAAAACAGATGGCGACGCCATGAAGATGTGGGACCAGATACGCCACATTCTCAAGCCGCGCTACGGCGGAACGCTACCCAGAGAAATGTTCGAGTCGTTCATTGAGGGGATAGCAGACCTGCTAATTGAAGCCGCAGAGCAGATCCCCGCCCGCGACCTCGATGCAGAGCGAAGCCCGGAGGCCCTTCAATGGCGCCACATCCGAAGAACAGGACTTTGACCATGTGCGGCGGATTCCCGAACAGCAAGACAAGCGACAAGCCCTTGCCCAGGATGACCCTGTGGGAAGCCATTGTCATCCTCTGGCGTGATTTCAGGAAGGGGCTGTGATGACCGAGAAAACTGCATCCGACGCACCCGCGTGGTACAGCGCAGACGAAGCCAGCGCTTGGGCCGACGGTTACAATGCCTGCCTCGCCGCTCAACCGCAGAGTCCGTGGCAGCCAATCGATACGGCGCCGAGGGACGGGCGGCGCATCCTGCTCTGCTGGGATGATAGCGACACACTTTCAGCCCACGTCGAGCTAGGAAAACGGAAGGCCTTTGCGTGGGCTAATACCTACGGCAATCCATTCGCTGGCGAGCCTACCCATTGGATGCCGTTGCCGGACTCCCCGATCTCGCGCCCTGATCGAAACACAGGTGAAGCATGAGAGACAAGTGCATCGAATGCGGGTCTGACGATCTAGAGGACTGGGGCGACGGTGAACGCTCCATCCGCTGCTATCGCTGCAACGATAGGCAGATTGAACACAGCAACCGTTCGCGTGAATGGGCTCACTACCACCCAGGCGAACCCATGCCGAAGTCAGAGCGATGACGCTTTCGGACACTTCGCAACTCCGGCCACAGGGGGAATAGATGTTTTACTGCGACGATTGCCAGAAGAAGAACGAGTGGCCGAATGGCTTTTCACGATCCCGCGGGCCATGTGAGGTTTGTGGTCGTATCGCTTCATGTTCCGACGTGCCGTCGAGCTGGCTTCCCGAACCGAAGCGCCGGACACCCCAGGAGTCCGAATGATGGGCGCGATCGAAAGAGGCTTGGCGAGGTTGCGCCGCGAACAGGCGGAACGCGTGATGCCAAAGGTTGGGGCGCTGCTGGATTGCTGGGACAATACGCCCAACGACGAGCGCAATTCGCTTGAAAACGATTTCCCGCATTTGTGTTCGCTGATCGCCGCTATCCGCTCGGCCGTAGAAGATGATGGCGATCATGTGGGAAGTCCGCATGAGTGAAACCATCAAATCTTGGATCAACAGATGCATTGACGACGGGGAAACCTCTCGTGAGGCGGTTTGGCGCTCGTGCCAGGACCGCTTCCCGCACAAGATTTGCGGTTGGGGTTACATCCGAAAGGTGATGCAAGACCGACGCGCCGCGAATGCTCGCGCGCAGTCTCCGGCAGTAGGAAAGAGCGAATGACCGATACCAGGATTCTGGAACGGCAAATCCTGATCCTTGCCGTGCAAAACGCTGATTTCCGCATGGCACTGGAAGAGATCGACTCCGTTGCAGTCAGCAAGAAGGCCGGGGCCGCGAAGAAGATGCAGGCCATCGCCCGCAGGGCCCTGACGAACACTTCTGGTATCCGCGAGGGCAAATGAGCACAATTCCTTGTCATCGTGGTGGCCACCATTGCAGATGGCCAGCGTGCTCGTCTGATTGCGATGGGCGCCCTGGAGCTGCTGTCAAGAAATCGTCTGAAAGCAGAATTGAAGCCGGGTTGCTGAAAGCTCTCAGGGAGTGTGACCACCCCTCTGCATTGGCGGCGCGGATGGCATTAAACGAAATCCCGCGCCCTCTGTGGGATAGGATTTTGGATGTCACCGCACTCACGCTGTCTTCTGGACGATGCCGCGGCTGTGACGGACACGAGTGCGATAAGGGGTGCCAGTACCCAGGCGCCGCACTCGCGGATATGACGAAAGACCGGACTTAGCAAATGACGCTACCCGAGGTCACCACACCAAAGGCTCTTGCCCAGCACCTCGGCTGGCCGGAAAGACGTGTGCGCAGGATCGCCAAAGCCCTTGGCGCGTGTTTGATTTCGGGCGACTGTATGACCCTCACCCAATCCGACGTTCTCATGATCATGGAATCGCAACGATGCCGCTCAAGCTCTTCTTGCGCAACGGGGTCTACCATTACGCCGGCACAATTGGCCCGGCTGAGCGTCGATCGCGCCTCAGAGGCTCTTGCTACACCGCGGACAAAGACCTCGCGGCGCGTCAGGTTGCCGAGATCGAAGCCAAATACTGGAAAGGTTATTTCGATGGTCCGGGCGCAATCCTGACATTTCGCTATGCCGCTGAGATGTTCTGCGCTGCCGGCCGACCTGATCGGTTCTTGGATCGCATCAAGGACCACTTCAAGGATACGCTTGTGAGCGATATCAAGGGCGGCGCGATCAGGGAGATGGCAATCAAGCTGTATCCGAACGGCACGGGCGCCACGCGCAACCGCCAGGCCATCGGCCCTACGCAGGCCGTGATCAACTTCGCCGCCGAATCCGATCTGTGCTCGCCGATCCGTGTGAAGCGATTCAAGGTCACATCAAAGGTCAAGGAGCCTGTCACTTTGGAATGGCTGGAACCGTTCATGGCGAACGCCAACCCAGCCATCGGCGCGCTAGCCCTATTCATGTTTCTGACCGGCGCCCGCGTCGGAGAGGCGCTGTCCGTCCAGTGGGATGATGTCAGCCTGAACGGCTGCACGGTGCTGATCAAACAGACGAAGGTTTCAGCGGAGCGAGTTTCGCATCTGCCGACCAGGCTTGTCGCCGCGCTCGCCAGTCTGCCGCGGATCGATGACCGCCCCGTATTTGTCTACCAGCACCCTGACGATATCGTGCGTGGATGGTTCGGCGCGATCAAGCGGGCAAAGATCAAGCGCCTGACGCCGCATAGTTGCCGCCACGGCTTCGCTACGGGGCTGCTGCGCAAGGGGGTGGACGTGGTGACGGTTGCCAAGCTCGGTGGCTGGAAAACGCCCGGCCAGGTGCTCAAGACCTACGGGCACGCGATCAACGACATCACCCTAACCGACCGTCTGATTGACGCAGAACTGACACGCGCTCCGCTGAAGGTTGTGGAAACCCTTTTAAAATAGACGTTTTTTGAAATAGCCCGCTCCCCTTCAATGGAACATGGCTAACCGAGAACAAGGGCAAAAAGCCCTTAGAAACAAAGGACGCGAAAATGACCGAAGACGCCAAACCAGAACAAACCGCCGTGAACGGGTCGAGAACGGCTGCCGCTTCTGACACGCGGCTGACACGCGGCCGTTCCCGGCCCGTTCGCCCAGGCTGCGTCTACTTCATACGGCGGGGTGACACCATCAAGATTGGAACAACCAAGGACCTGAAGCGCCGCCTATCGGGTCTCCAGACCTCTCATTCCGAGCCGCTGGAATTGATGGCGGCCATCTCTGACGATCGGATCGGAGAATTCGAAACACATGAGCAATTTGCCCATCTTCGGATTCGCGGGGAGTGGTTCCGGGCGGAACCTGAGCTGCTCGAATTTATCGAGACCACCAAGTCGATCGTCGGTGAAATCCCATCTCGCAGGCCGCCCCCTCCGCCAGGTATTCGGGTAGCCATTCGGCGCCTTAGAAAGCAACGGAACATGGTCGGCGCCGAAACCAGAGAAGGTCGATTGTTGTCCAATCTTGCGCTGCAGACTGCAGAGCTTGCAGATTATGTGCAGCAGCCTTGGGCTACCCACCCGATGCAGACGCTTCAGGGAATGATGGATTGGCAGATCAAACTACTCGCGGCCGGATATCACTGACGAACTTTCAAACAGAAGGAGAGCGATATGGCAAACGGCCTGACCACCTATAGCGAGAAGATCAAGGGCAGCGAAGGCAACTATGACTGGGAGGTGCGCTTCGACCTGACAGACGGCTTTCTTGGCATCACCCAGTTCGAGGGCCAGACGGTCAAGGACCGTGTTCTGCTGTCACCGGCCCAGGTGCGGCAGCTTTTGGCATTCGTCACCGAAAAGAAAACGAGACGAGCCGCCTGACGATCATTCAAACAGGGCCAAAACGGAGAGACCGATGGACTGCCAACTAAAATGCGAGAAGCCCGGCGATATTGTCTACACGCTCACGATCACCATGAAGGCCGTGGACTGGGAGAAGCTTCGCGATCAGCTGGACGCCTCGAAGTGGTCTGCCTCATATCCATCGTGGCAGCTGCGGCGCGAGATCTTCGACCTTCTCGGTCAGGCCCGCAATATCTATTGGCCCAACCAGGAGCCCGAATCGGCTCCCGCCGCCGAGTAGTCCAGTCATTCAAACAGTCCGCCACACAGAATTGGGAGAATGCGATGAAGACCGTTGATGAGGCCATAGAAGCGGCAATCTGGCGGGTTTGCGATCGTGCGGGCTTGGATGTAGCCGAGGGGGTTAGAAGCGTTCGGCAGACGTTAGAGGCCAATGGCTACGTCATTGTGCCTCGGGAGGCCACATTCGAAATAGCTAACGCCTATTGGGGGCAAGACGATGGATATGACGTATGGCGGGACATGATTGATAAAAGCCAGGCAGGGAACAAATGAAGAAAACCATGCAGCGTCGTAGGCCGCTTCGTATAGGTGGAGAAGTGTATGGATTGCGACGCTTCACAAGCCATTATCAGCGAGCGGAGATGATCAGAGACGGCCAGAAGATGGGCGAGCACTCTTGGAAGTGGATTTACGCAGTCGAGTGGCGTGCTGGCATGCAGCGGGCCATGAAAAGGGTCCAGAGCAGGAAACAATGAATAACTTTATGATTGGTCTAACTTGGGTATCGGCCATCTGGGTCGGGTCGCTGATCATAGCCCAAGTTTTTCAATAGCCCAGAGTGGCCGGCTGTCCGAAACACCCGCGCAAGGAGATATACATGCGCTACGATACCACGGAACGATGCGATGTTTGCGGGAGGTTTGTTAACTGCGGGGCGCCCGGCGTCTCATGGTCCCAAACTTGGGGCTACAGCATGGACGGAACGCCTGATCTTCATGATCCTCGCTTCCGTTGTGCAGGCTGCACAGCCAAGGAAGGGCCGCGCGAAACGAATTGTGCTCACCCCGAGCGGTACAGCGGGATCGTGCAGGCGCAAACCGAAAGCGCGTAGTCCAGACTGGCAAGGTATCTGGCCCCAAAATTGGAGACCGAAAGTGACCGCTAGAGGTGAAGGCAAGGCTTACAAGTGGATCTTGGCCCACAAGGACTATCCGCATGACGAGTGGTGCCTAGTGTGGCCCTTCGCCCGCGACAAGCACGGCAGAGGCATGATGGGATTCAACGGCCAGCATTACTGGGCGCACCGTTTTATGTGCCGGCTGGTCAAAGGCGACCCACCAACGGCTGATCACACGGCAGCCCATAGCTGCGGGAACGGTCATGGCGGCTGCATCAACCCACATCATCTCGACTGGAAAACCCAGGCTGAGAACCTAGAGGATTGCCGGGAGCATGGGACGCTCGTTCGACACCACGGCGGCAACGTCCGAAAGGTGCTACCCGAGGAAGTTCGGGCAATCAGGGCGGCGCGCGGATTCCAAACGCAGGCTGTCCTCGCGGCCCGCTACGGCGTCTCTGAGGGAACAATTAGCGATATCTGGCACGGTCGATCGCATAATGATAATTCCAAGATCAATCACTGGACCCCCGAAGAGACTGCCAAACTGAAGGCTGCTTACGAGAGCGGATGCAGCGTTCCACAGGCGGCAAAGATCGTCGGGCGGTCACTCGGAGCGACCACAGCTTACACGTATCGGAGTGGGCTAAAATCTGGCCGTGCACCGACCAGGCAATACAAATCCTGTGTTAATTAGTCGAATGGAGACCGCTGATGCAATGCCCACGGTATGAAATGGATTGCCCGGTCACCCCATGCCCGCGGATCTGTGAGGCGGGAAAGATCAGGCCGCCTCTGCGTTATCCTAACCTGGAAGTGCCGAGCTATGCCGACGACCCTCGCCCGAGCGAGGAAATCATCCGCGCCGACCGGGACGAGTGGGACGCCCGGCTCCCGCGGACATGACCGAAATTCGTGAGAGCAAAATGTTTGCGCCTACCTACCCATACTACCGCATGAAGCGCGAGCTGTGGCATAGGGTCAATCCGCTCTATCTCGTACACCCCATCTGCAACTCGAAAGCGGTTCTCGTATGCAATCGCGTTTGTGATGAACCGCCGGAAGGTGCCGAGGTGTGCGAGTTGTGCCTGTACTGGGAAACCCGTAATTTGCACTTCCGATCATGAGCAGGGAGGGAAAGATGGATTATCAGGACCCGACGAACGACGATGGTGACTTCGCCAACTGGCCTGACTGCGTGATCGACGGATGCCAGAACAAGTGCTGCTTGGCCCTGGATAGCATCTTCTGCTTTCCGCACACACCGGGAAACAAGCATATCAAGCACATGAAGATCGACGCCGCGAACCTGACATCCTTGGACGTCGAGGACCAGTTGGAATGGACAAATTAGCTGTTTCGGTTATGGCCAATAACCGTCTTGATGGAGGGGTCTACGTGGGGTAGTGGTGGGGGATGAAGGCTCTCGCCCTGATATTAGCGCTGGCGCTTGTTCCGGTGGCAGTCAACAGCCATTTGCGAAACGTCTACCGACAAACCCTAGCGCACTGGCTCTCCAAGATCGTCCCGCCACCGTCCGTCTTCATCGGCGACAGCATCATGACCGGGGGCATGTGGTTCGATAATCTCCGAAACATCAACCTCGCCTCAAATGGCTTAATCACCGACCAGATCGCCGGCAATCTAAAACTCGCCCAAGCCTATCGCCCTAAGCGAATCGTCATCATGGCCGGCATGAACGATGCCCTCCGCGGCTTTGATCCCGATAAGCTCCGCAGCCTTTGGGTGGCGATCTGCAAAGAGCCCGCCATCATCGTGACCCTGATCCCACCAACGAAGCATGATGAGTTGAACCGCAAGATCGACGAGATCAACCGCATCATTCTGGAAAGCGTGAACGGCCATCGCGTAATCAAACTTGACTTTGCCGACGATGGCGGACGCATCAAGCCAGAGTTCGCTTCAGACGGGGTTCACATCGGGCCAAAGGCCTATGAGCAATGGACCGCTAAGCTGCGCGCAGCCGCAATCTAAGCGGCGCGACTGCCGTAGGCACAGCCGACGGGATCCCATGATCCATGATATACTCCACCGTAATGGTCGGAGTTTCACCGTTGGTGACGTTTGCGCTCCAGATGACACCACTCGCTGCGGTTCCGGTGAAATTGACCTCCCCAGGCGTGGTCATGTTTTCAAGACTGTCGCTGGTCTGAGCCCCTGTCGCAGTCGTAGCGGCCCGGATTACTCGTTCGCCAGTAATCTTGGCATTCACCGAGCTTCCGAATGTCGCAGAGGTCGTCCAATCGGATCGTTTGACATATGTCCGATTTAGGAACTGGCTATCCGACAGGCTGAGGCTTCCAGCTCCAGTATAAGCGGTCGTGACGTTGATCTTTTCGGAAACAAATCTTCCCAACAGCGTCGGGCTATTGGCTGGTGAGATTACTGTCGCCGACGACGGTCCTCCAACATAGGTTCGTTTACTGTAGGAATAGGCAGGGGATCGGTTGGGCGCGAGCTGGAAATCGTCGAGGTTAACAGCCGTTCCTGTACAACCCGTAACCGTCAAATCCGGGCACGGATGAGCCCTCATGATTATCACGGGTGTAAACGGCCAATCTGTCGTGTTCTTGAATCGGATGTAGCAGTAAGTCCCGTCTTCATAGACATCATCAATCTGATCGATGTATTTATCATCGAACCGAATCCAAGTTCCGGGGACAAAGAGCCTAGTGATATTCTGCCGTCCGGATGTTCCGTCATTACTTGTCTTGAGAGCTTTCAAGACACCGCTATCGAAAGTGTAAAAAGCGCTGGTATTTCCCCCAAGATCATCGGTGCCAGCCCCACCCTTTTGCAGGATATTGATCCCGGAGCAGCCATTCAAGATCACTCGGTCTGTACGACCATAGGCAGAGACACCGAAAATGATGCTCGCTTCGTTCGTGAAGGCGACGTTATTGCACTCAGTGAACTTGCACGTTTCCAGAGAATCGATCGTTCCCCCATTGATCGTCATCTTATTGGGAGATGCTGACTGCTGCTGGAGCTTCCTGATCGTGCAGTTGTTCCAAGTGACCTGATTGGTCATCTTGTCGATTTCAAGCTGTTGTGGATAGACGCAGTTGTTAAGAGTAACCGTATCGTTTTGCGTCGGGTACATGCCCGGCCCATTCATGATAAGATTGTTGCCCACCCAATGCCGCCTGTGAATCGCGGATTGGTTGTGTGGACTATCTATCGTCATGTTCTCCATCGTGACGGTGTTATTATAGCCGTCAGGAGCCACCCAGATTGTGGCCGGGCCTCCTTGATCTGATCCCTGCGTTCCACCCGAGCCGAAATCCGTATCTAAAAGGCCCCACCTGGGATATGTGCTTTTATAGACCTGCGTCAGAGGATTTTCGAATGTGACGACACCGGTCCCAGAGTTGTATCCAGAGATGACGTTCCACTCAAAGAAAAAGCTGTTAGGCGGATATCCATAGTCCTTCTCATTTAGGCTTTGCATGTCGAAGGCGGCAATCAGGCACGATCGACCGACAACTATCCTTGAGCCGTAGGTTGTCGGATCTACGAGAGCCGCAGTACTCGCGCCCGCCGTCGTGGTTTGAAGTCTGGCGCTATTTCCACCGACGTTGACAAGGCCGTGTTGGGCAATCGCAATGTTAGAACCGAATCTGAATTCGCCGCCGCCGAGTTGCATCAGCTTACAGTTAGCGGCAGTTCCGGAAAGGCCAGATACCGTTACGCTATTCAGAACCCCTTCGTGCAAAGGGTTGAAACCACCGATGTTGGCGCAATAATTACCATCCGGGATTTGCAGGATCGGAATATCTGCCGGGTTTGTCTGCGTTATTGCGTAAGCTCGCCACGATCCTGAGGCACCCGTGAATGCGCTGGTGTTGTCAGTACCCCAAAGAACATCGGATGAAGAAGCCGTTGCACTCCAAGAGAAATTGCTATTCAGAGTGACGACGGTGGAGCTTGTAAAGCCCGATATCGTTGCAACGTTCTTGGAGTTACTGCCATTCCAAACTGATATAGCTTTGCCGACATCCCCAGAGACGAAGATTGCAGTATCTACTGTCAGCGTCGGAGAGCCGGATGAAACGGTGATATTGACGGTTTGTCGCTGACCGTCTCCGACCCCGCCGAAATCCGAAACGAAATTCTTTGTTGGCATCAGCCACCAATCACGCCGACGACAGTGCTTCCGCCACCGGAGCCGGTGTCAACCTGATCGATGATGACATCAAGAAACGGAAGCTGTGTATTGGTATCAGTCCAAGTTGCGGTTGCAAATGCCGAATAAATTGCATTCGAACCAGACGGCATGGCAGTGAGATAATCAGAAGTCGGTATGCTGAAAAAACCCATCGTGGTGTTAGTTGCTGTCGTTGGCTCGATGGCTGCATAGTAAGTCGTTCCCGCCGTAGCCGAGAGCGCCGTACTGAAGTAGACGTACGTTATCCCGTTCCCGTTATTGGCATTCTGATCTCCATCAAACGCGGTAGAGGTGCTTCCCAGCGCCGCGCCAGAAGAGTCATAAATCCCGGCGTTATAATCGCCTGTCGCGGTTGCCTGATAAAACCTTAGGCCAATGATGCGACAATTGAACGGCGGAATGAATTTCAAGCCGCGTTTTGCCGAATTGGTGTTATTGAAATTGCTCGTGTTTGTCGTACCTGTAATTGGATAACATCCTGGAACTTGATAAAATGTAGTCGAGCTGCTTCCAAGTGCGAAAGTTGATTGACTGGGTACCCCCTTCGTCGGAGTGCCTGTGTTGATCACAGAATACGGTAGTGAGGTTATGCCTGGATTGTTCAAGCTAAAGTTTTGAATGATTTGGCTGGTACCAGACGCGTAGGCAATCTTGACGCAAAATATCTGGCCTTTAGTGATTGAGGCCGATGCCGTGAGCGCGATTAAAGGATTGCTGCCGGTTGTGATTGTTCCTGACGTTGCATTTGTATTGGTCGCCCACAAAGTACCGCTAGGTAGACCCGACGTATCCACCGTCTCAATGCGAGCTTCGACTGTCGGCGAGCCCGTGGCCGTTCCCGCGCGAAATCCTACATGACTGATTGTCATATTCTCGCGGGCACAGAAGATATAAGCACCGTAGTGGCCGGCCGAACTCACGGTCACAAGGTTGGTAAGAGCTGGACCGCCTGACAACGCGCCAATGAGACCCGGATAGAATATCGGGCTAGGTAGAGAAACGAGCGCCATATCTTACACCTTGCTCTTGAAGCCGATGAGGGTGAGGTTCATGCGCTTCCTCACTTGTAAAAGAACGTAACGATGTAGGCGTTCGCTGCGGGCGCGGTCGCATCCGCATCACCGATCCCCGTCGTGACGATGTAGGTAATGCCCGTTACGTGGACTGCCCCAACGTCTGTGGTGTCTACAATGCCGGTCCCCGAGGTGCTGGACGGAATCATGATCGTGTCCACCGGAGTGCCAGAGCCCGCCGTCGCGCTCGTCGCGTCATATATCTTGATGTAGGCGATCGTTCCGGAGTTGTTCGTCGCTCGAACCTTATAGAGTTGCCCAGCACCCGACTTGACAACAATGGCGGTTGTGTTGTTCGGGATCAGCGTTCGGCTACGAGAGAGACCACCAGAAGTCGCGGCCTGAAGCGCAACCTTCAACGTAGCGGCAATCAGCGTCGTGATGTTCTGCGCGATCCGCTGAAGGCGCCCGTTGAGTCCAGAGGATGCCGTATCGCTGGCCGGAGCCGTTTCCGTGAGACCACCGAGCCGCGTTGCCTGCGTGCCATCGGTAGGCACATCGACTTGCGTAAATCCATCGGATAGTGCGCCCGCAGTAGTACGGTTTTGGGCAAGCTGATCAGTAGCGATAGCTACTCTCTGCGTACGCGAACCTGCCGCACCGAGACCCAGGTCCCACGCAGTGGTGCCTATGGCAGTAACGAGGGCGCGGAGCTTTGCGGAGATGGACCCTGTAGCCGAGGCTGCGTCAGCATTCGCGCCGAACGGATCGGCGGGGACAGTCAAAACATCCACGTCGCCAATATTGTTTGTGCCGGCCGGTGTCGCACCCGCAACCGAGGCGGCGATGGCGTCGATTACTGCCTTATCCTCCGTCGAAAGAACAACGGGGCGAGAAGCCGCCGCTGCGGCCCGCGCGGGGGCAAGCGGCTTTTCGACGGCTACCGTAGCGCCAGCCGCGTCTTTGACGTTCATTGTAGCCATGGTTCAGATATCCTCTAGTAAGATGATAAGTCCCGAGTCATCAGCGTTAGAAAAATCCATCGTACCGTCGCCTCCGGAGCCGCCTCCGGGCGCAACACCGCCGGGCCACAGCGTCCCGTCCGGGCCATAGAAAATGATAGGCAAGCCACCTGACGCGACGATCGTTACGGCTAATCCGGCGCCGTTCGTGGCGACGTCACCGCGCATTCCAAGCCCGTTGCTGGCCTCGGTAACGGCGATGCCCCAGTTACTGGCTACGACGACAGGCAATCCCATTCGGGTAATCCTCAAGAAAAACCCGACGCTGTTAGGCGCCGGGCAAGTAGGGTGGCGAATACAGGGACAGGGAAGATGTCCCGGCAGCCCTCTCGGGCGGTCTGACGGCGGTTAAGCCGAATTGGTTGGGCGGGTGATGCGCGCCCGGGAGTGCTTAAGGTGCCGGGGTCGGCGCCGGAACATTCGCATTGAGCGCCGCGTCAATGGCGGTCGCATCCGTAGTCTCGACGGTGAACACTTCGTCGATAGCTGACTGAATCTCTGGCGTCATCTGGTTGGCCAGAGCCGCTTCCAGCTCGGTCTTCTTCGTATTGAACAGCGCGATCAGAGATCCGGTGCGGGAGCTGTTCGCCTTGACGACCGCAAGTGCTTCTTGAATTGTAGTCATAGTTTATACTCCTTGATTACCTGGAGGCCGCCAGGAGCGGTTATTTATCCTGCTTGGCATTATCGATCTTCACGTTAGTGCCCTTCAGGATATCCACGAACTGATCAAGAGCTCTCTGATCCTTATCCGACAGCCGAGTGGATCGATCCTCAAGCTTTGCCTGTATCGCTTCGTTTTGCATAATGATGTAGTATTGCATTTCGAGAAGGTCGATTGCCCAACCCGGCATGCTTCTCCATGAGTCATCCATATCTCGTTCTCCATTTGCCTCTTCGGGTACGAATTGGTGGCGGTAGAAACTGACCCAATCTTTCATCTGCTCAGCAACCTCGGCATATGCTTGGTGGAGCAGGTGGATAAGGCGGTAAGGGTTCGGTCTGAGATTGCTCAGCGGGGAAACCTGAGCAGACCTCCTGTACCTCCAATGAGGCCTACTAGGCACTGCAGAAGGGCGAAGATGACCACGATACAGACGATAGCGATGATGACCCAGATGATGATGTTGATGATCTGAATTACGATGGCAGGAAGTTTCTGCATCAACCACGGCAAGAACAGTTTTATGATCGACCATAGGCCGATCGCGATGACAATCAGGATGCAAACCTGTTGCCAGAAAGCTAGAGAAAAACAGGCCATGACGTTTATCCTTCCGGTCGCGGTATCTCTTCGATCGTCACGCGATAGAGCTTGCCCCGCACCAGCCTGCCCCGTGACGGTTGCAGGTTGACGGTGATTGTTTCGATTCCTGATTTCAGGAGGCTGAGTTCCAGGCCACTGCCCATCAGGACAGCGGCCAGACATTCTGCTTCGACAACGAGCGTCGGCATGTCCGCTATTTCAGAAAGACAGCGACTGCGATGGCAGCCATAACCAAAGTCATGACCACGCCGAACAGCGCATACATCCCCAAGCCGCGTCCGGTCTGGGCGGAGACGTAAGCCTTTATCGGTTCAATGTCCTTGTTGGTAGCGTACAGACCGCGCTCGCTGCTGATCTGTTCACGAAGCTCGTTGGCTTTTTCGTCCTTATAATTTTGGATTTCCCGCGCCAAGCCGAGCGCGGCGAGATCGGCGGTCTCCTTGATCTTCAGCGCCTTCTCGCGCTCGATATTTACTTCAGCGTACCGACGGTCTCGTTCCTCGTTGAACCGCATATCAGCGGCTCGTAGCGCTTCAAGATGCTCCTTGAGAGGAACCGTTTCCCCAGTCATCTACGCCCCCTAAGGGGCATAGCCCCTATTTGCCAAACATCGTTTTAATGCCGAGCCAGAATGCCCCGACAAACCCGCTGACGATGGCGGTAGCTACAATCTTGAACGTCAAGCTCTGCGCCTGCTCTACGCTCTTCCGCCATTTTCGGAGATGCTGGAAATCAGCCCGCAGTTCAACGCGGTCCTCTTCCTCAATCCCGAATGATGTCAGGATGGTAGCGATGGTCTTCAGGACCACCTCATCGACTTCGTTATTGTGCAGCCTGTGCTGTTCGGACAGCACTTCTGCCACAACTTGCCGGACGTCCGCCGAGTCCATGTGATCGCTCACTTAGCGCATGAGCAATTTTGAACACGCCCCCTCGGGAAACCTGTGATTGAATGTCTGTCAGCCATCATTGGAAAACACCTTTTTCCGGTTTTGGTTAGGGCTGTTGCTCTGTTTCGACCAGGGCAGCAGTCCGCTCTATTTCTTAGGTACGCACTGGTCCTGATACGTTAACTCATTCGCAAGTAAACGCTTTTTCACGCCTGAGGTTGCAGTGATCGCCCCGTCGCCTTTGGCGATCACTACCCTGTTGTAGATCTGGCAAAACGAGTCCGTTGGAGGCGAATGCGCGCAGCTACTTAGGCTCAAGGCCGCGCAGACTAGCGTCAACCTCAGCTTCAGACATCGCATTGACCTTCTCCATGATCGCCTTGCCGGCCGTCGTCTTGACAAGGATCGACTGCGTTACCTCCGCAATCGCCTCATCATAGCCCTGAGATATCAGCGCGCGCTCGTGAGCCCAGTTCATGATGCCATTCACGAATTTAAGCAGCGCGAGCGCGAGAGATATCCAGCTCACTTGCCAGCTAGCCCCGAGCCCTCGACGATGGTTCCCGTGGCACCGCTGACAGTCGGAATGTCCGCCCGGGTAGCAACGTTATCAGGAACAGCAGTCGTGCCAGACTTGACGAACAAGCCCCAAACAACCGCACCGACCGAGCCGATCGCACCAACCACAGTCAGAAGCTGTTCATTGGTGATCCAGCCTTTGCCCACGGCAACACCGCCGCCCGCGATCAGAATATAGCGCGCGATTTGCCAAACAGTATCCCACTTCATTTTATAGTCTCCAGTGATGCTTATTGCGCGATTCCGTCACGCGGCGGTTTAGACGTAGGCCGTCCCGCTCTCCAAAGAAGCACGGACTTGCTTGATGCTCATTCCGGTATGCAACTCGTAATGCGGGTAATCTTTCGATGAACGCCAATCGCCGCCCCAGTCCAATTCAAGAACCGCCGGCTTAGTCAGCTTGCGCAGATTCAGATAGGCGTCGTTTTCGGACTTCGTTTCTCCAGTGAAGTATTTGGTTCCGGAGAAAATCCCGACATCGAAGGCGATGCCGAAGTTGTGGTTGCTAGAACCAGCCGGAGCATTGGTCACGATCTTGCCGGGCTTGGTCCTGCCCTGAGCGTAGATCTCCGTTTGCTCGGCGTAGGTCCTGCCGCCTGACAGGATCTTGACTGTGTACGGAAAGGCCTTGGCAGCCACGAGGAATTGACGGGCGGCTCGCTGAGCCTTCGGAACGAGGGACGCTATGTTCTCCTCCGTCCGGGCATCAAACGTGCCGTAGGTCTTCGCTGTAGCTGCTGAGAGCTTATCCCAGGCATCGGCCGCGCCTTGCGTCAAAGGCCCCCAACTTCCATCTAAGCTCCCTGAATACAGACCACTCGATTTTGCAAGCCGTTGAAAAAACAAAGGATCTCGTTTGAACACGGCCGCGACCATGAAATTCTCCGGATTGATCTATTAAGGGTTGTGGTGGTAAGGCTCGGTCATGAGCCGGTTAATTCTCATCCTCGCACTGCTGTTCACCGCGTCAGCGCGCGCACAGGTGCAGGACAGTTCTCAGATCGCGAAGATGAGCGGTGTTGGCGTGCCGTTCGTTCTTGTTCTGGGCGATAGCTTGACGGCTGGCGCGAGCCTCCCGCCGTCGGTGTGTGGCTTTCCAATAGTAAAGATCGGCGTTGGCGGCGCTCGCCCCTCAACCTTCATTACGTTGGCCGAGGAAATAACCGCATCTAAACATGTGCCGAAACTCATCGTTGTCGCGCTTGGTATCAACAACTCACTCAAGGGATATCAGACGGACTTCCGAGCGACGTATTCCCTCCTACTGCAAAGCCTGCCGGCAACGCCACTTGCACTCGCAACCACGGCCCCAATCGATCCAAACGGCTCGGATGGATCAAGGGTTAGCCTTCCAATGATGACAGCAATCAACTCAGATATCAGAGACATTGCCAGAACGAAGAGCGCAACGCTGATCGAACTTGGCAGTCTCGAAAACTTCGAAACCCGTGACGGCATTCATCCGACAGGCGCCGCGAAAACAGCATGGCGCGAAGCAATCATCGCTGGGATCAAGCCAGCGCTTGGTTGCCACGACTAGCAAAATAAACACAAGGGGCAGACATGCGCGACGCGGTGACAGGCTTTTATGTTGGTGTACTCAAGAAGCTAATCGCAGCAGGCACCGTCTCGATTTCAGACAGCGTGCTGGTAGTCTGTGGCGGCCCGCTCGATGAAAAGGTGATGGCATTAGCTGGCTTTCAGAACGTCGCAATTACGAATCTCGATGACCGAATGTCGAACAACTTCCAAGATGCCGAGAACCTTACCTATGAAAGCGAGTCTTTCGATCTCGTCATAGTCCACGCCGGACTACATCATTGCTATTCGCCACACCGCGGCCTTCTCGAAATGTACCGAGTGGCACGCAAGTGTGCTGTCGCATTCGAGGCCCGCGACAGCCTCTTCATGCGCCTAGCTATCAAATTCGGTCTTACCGAAGATTATGAGATCGGATCCGTTGCAATTGACCCCGAAACAGGAGGACTTGCCAACGGCCCCATTCCAAACTTCATATATCGCTGGACCGAGCGTGGCGTGAGAGACACTATTGCCAGCTACGATCCAGCACACGCCCAGAAGATTGAATACTATTATGGCCTTCGATTACCAATTCAAAGATGGTCGCGCGCCGGAAGTCCGCTCCGCTTTGTTGGAATGCTGGTCGAGCCACTATCTGATCTTTTTGTCTGGATGCTGCCGAAGCAATGCAATCAGTTTGCATTTGCGATCTCAAAAACCAAACAGCTCAAGCCATGGATGGAAAGTGAGACACGCATTTCCCCTCGCTACGCTGTTATTAGATAATCCGCTCCTATGAAGCCACGGCTTTGATGACAGCGAAGTTGATGACTGGACTATCCGAAGTCGTACCCACCATTGACGCAAAGCTAATTTCAAAACTTCCCGCACTTACCGCAGTGATGACTGCATTGTACTTATTGGCGGCGGCAGCAGATTTAACTGAAAGAATTACCGTATCAGTCGCCGCGGCAAAACTGTTTGTAACTACGAAGGTAAGCCAAGTCCCGACTACCGGAGCCGCGGCAAACAACGTGATCGCACCACAAGCCTTGTTGAGCGTTACGCCAGTCGTTCGGCTCGTGATCTGCGTTACAGCGCCGCCGGCTCCTGTCGTGTACCCATTTGCCTGAGAGTTAGATTTCAGAAAACCAGAGCTGCCCAGGTTCTCAACGGTGATGCTTCGTGTCGTCGTACCATCGAGCGTTATTTTGTCGCCAGCGGTCGGCGCCGTGACAGCAGGGAGGTCTTTCGGGCGAATGTCAGTCATGAATTAAGCCCCCGCGAAGAGAAGATAGTTGGTGATGATGGTAGGCTGCACGACGGGCATGGGTGTGCTGGTGCCACCTTGCGCGGTGCCGGTGAAAGTTGAACTTACGGAAATATCCCCAATCTGACCGCCAGAAGCGGCGCCACCGACGTTAGTGAGTGGCGGAGTCACTCCCCCCTGAAGGATGCCTTTAGTGAAAGAGCCACCCAATCCTGAGCTTACCGAACCGGATGGCGTATAGGGTGGAAGATTCAGCGTTACGAGAGTGTACGTCTCTCCGGTAAGGCCACCATTGGCCGCACCGAGCGTTGTCGAATTGGGCGACATGGTGGTCGCCGTCAGGCGGTTGGCCGCGCTACCTCCCATATTGTCCTTGCCGGCGGGAACTCGTCCGCGCATGTCGCCAATGCCAAACGTGGTCGATCCGTTGCCGTTGTTGTAGAAGGTATTGCCCGCAGCGATTTCCGTCTGAGCAAACGCCCACAATGCCGCATAGGTCGTGCGGCTCAATGTCTGTCCGTAAACCAGGACAGTGAGAGCTTGCGCCGTCAGGCCGGTGAACGGGATCAACTCACCAAGATAGCGTGCGCCCGTTCTAATGCCTCCGGCCGTGAATTCGGCAACCATGATGCCGCCGACCGAAACTCCCAAGCCGTCAGTCGTCTTATAAACGCCCGTGGATGTCGCGCTGCTAAAGGTGATGCTGGGTGCCGAGACTATGCCGTCAGCAAACTTAACCGGACCCGTAAAAGGCTTCGCGCCAGTCGCCATGACGCGCTGTGACATTGATGCCGCAAGATCCTCCAACGGAGGATTGTGCTGGCTGGCCAAGATGGTCTCGCCTGTAACAGCCAGATATCCGGTTGGCAGGCTATATACGCCGTTTGCGTCTGATGGCATTAAGTCATTGCTCCATAAGGAAAAAGCCCCGCGCTAGCAGGGCCTTTATGGATTGATCGATTTCGGGTAGAACTACCCTATGATCGAAATCATGCGGTTTGCTACGGTAACGGTGCTCGGCTCGCTCTGCGCATGGTTAGCCAAGCGCTACCTCGAAAACTTCGATGACAAGTGGAACGCGGCCCTACTCGCCTTCGCCGTGATGTGTTTCATCGCCTTTCTCGTCGATCTGCGGAACGACCTTCGAGAGGCGAGAGAGCGCCAATCCAGCGCTGAGAACCAACAAGACCAGATATCGCCCGAGAATTAGACGCCGCAGTCTGCGCCGAGCGCAGCAATTCCTGTGCGATGCGCTGAACCGCCGGCCCTTGTGTCGCCAACAACCTGCCAACCTCATCCTTGGTCGTCGCGCTGCTCGCGCCTGACATCGCTTTCGCTACCAGATTGACGGCCTTCAGGCCGATCCCGGTCAGCGTCGTGTCGTGCGGGACGTTGCCGCCTTTCCCGCCTTCCATCGCTGCCGATGATGCCGTGCGTTGTGCCGTCTGCGAGTTCTGAACGATGTCCTGGTAGGACTGCCGGAACTTACGATTGTCCATCAGCGCTTTTGCGACGTTCGCGACCGGCCCCTCGCCAAAGATCGTCTCCAGCTTCTGACTGTTCCAGTCCTGCGGCGTGCCGATCTTGCGCTCAAGCGCGTTCAGGTCGTTGACGTTGGTCCCGACCAAGCGATCGATCTCGGCGCGCGTGCCCTCCCGCAAACGAGCGGGCGCCGCAGATGGTCCGATCTGTCCTCCCTGCGGCAGCGCGCCTTGCGCCATTTCGTCAACAAGTTCGGTCGGTCGGATAGCCGTCTTCCCACTGTCCAAGACCTGCGAACCGCGCTGCAGCCCCGCCGACTGACGGGACAATTCAGCAAATTGCGCGTCTACCGCCTTGATGCCGGGGACCGCGGTCGCCAGTTCAGCATCCACGGCCTGACGCGCCTGCGTGAGAACACGGATGGTGTTCGGATCGACCTCGTTGGCAATCATACCATCGATGGCCTGCCGGGTATTGAGCAGCGACGCCGGGTTGCGATCAAGCTCCCGAGTAGCTACGGGATCATTGAGCATTTCGCGTACCTGGCGCGCCGCGCGCTGCGCCGGGCCCCGTTCGGCGACCGCGATAGCGTTCAGTTGATCAGCCAAGGCCCGTGTGTTGACCGGCTGTGCCCCCTGGAAAACCTGATCATAGGCCGGAGCCAGATCCTGCCGCGCCTGGGCAAGCCCTGCCTCTAGCCTGGACGGCACCGGAGCGGGCCCCAGATTCGTTTCCAGCGCCTGGGCCAGACGTTGCCCCGTCCCTGCGTCGCGCGTTCGTAGCGCGTCCACAATGGCCGTCCGGCCCGGTCCAACGCCCGTCCCAGCGCCCTGACCCAGCCCGAGCATGGCCGGGCCGGCGTCCACAAGCATTGCCTCTGGGCCCATTGATGGCAGGGCTCGCAGCCCAGCCTCGTCCGCCTGCGCCGCCGATCGAAGCAACGAGGAAGCTCCGCGGCTGGCACCTTCGACCCGAGGACCGAGAAATGCCGAGCCAGCGCGGTAGGCCCCGCCAGCCGCGGCGCCAGCCAAGGGCAGCGCGCCGCCCGTCACCAGCCCCAAGGCGCCGCCAGTTTTAGCCGCATCGATGTAGTCCGAAGCCTTGTCCGAATAGGTATTGCCGGCCCCGTGCGCCGCGCCGTAGGCCGCGCCTTCCGTTCCGTATCCCATCACCCGCGGCAGCAGTCTTGCGCCCGTGCGGCCCGCGAGCGTCACCCCGCTCTTGATCAGCCCGACGCCCGTCCCGAGGCCTCCAACGGCCTCAGCAACAGCCGCAGGGCCAGGTGCCGCCTGGCGTACAGCTTCGGTTTCCGCGCGCTGCGCCTTCACGCCTGCGTCATAGGACGGTGCCCTGCCCGTCAGCGCATCCATCCCGCCAGCGAACTTATCTGCCAGACCGAAGGTAGCACCGCTGGCTGCCATTCTGACGCCCTTGTCAAGCGCGCCGCCAACCTTGGCCATCTGGTCGCCGTAGGACATTGAGGCCTGAACGGGAGCTGGTGCTGCAGCGCCGGTCGGATTGCCCATGGCGTCATAGGCTTCGGCCGCCGCCGGTCCACTTGCAGCGGCGGCCGACATGGGTGCATTCTGTGCCGGAGATGCTCCCAAGTGCTTATGCAACGCAGCCAGCGCACCTTGCGCGTTCGCCCCTTCGATTTCGTAGACCTTGCCGTCCGGGGCAGTGATCTCGAACACGCCCATTACTTGGCCTTGATCTTATAGCCGTCGATTTCGATCGGTGCGCTCTTGGGCGCGGTCCAGGGCTGGAACTCGCCGAAGTTATGCACGACATCCTCCGGGTTGGCCCGGTTGCGAGTGGCAATGCCTTTGTAGCGCTCCGCATCCTGGTCATACATCATCTTGTAGGACTGAATACGGCTATGCGCTTCTGCCATCAGCGCCTGCCGGCCTGCGGGTGTCAGGCCTCCTTCGTTGTTGATCTGCCCGATGATACCGTTCAGCTTTTCCTGCCAGCCCTGGGCATTGTTTGCCATCTGGATTTCGCCCTCTCGGACGACCGAACCTGGGTCCATGATCTTGCCGAGACCGTAGACCATGTTGAGGTCGGCGGCCTTGGTATTGCGGCCAGCGGCGTCGGCCATTGATTTGTAGATCGGCGCGGCCTGGGCGATGTTCTTGTAGGACGGCAACTGCGAAATCTCGTTGCGGAGCTTGCTGGTGTCGTCAAAGCTTGCCGGCGTGGCGCCCTGTGCCGCATTCTTAGAGAATGTCTCACGCCAGATTTTCGGGTCAACGCCGGGAGGCGCCGGCGGGATGCTGGACGGTGCCGCATTGGTCGGAGCGGCCGGCGTATACGGGACAACTGACTTGTCTTTCGGATCGGCCCAAACCTTCGTGGGCAGGCCCGTCACTGGGTCGGGCGGTCCGTCCACAAACGAGGCGCCCTTGTTCGGCTCGCCCTTGCTGATTTCCTTCAGAACATTGCCGCGCTTGTCCATTATCGCGATCTTGTTGCCGAGATCGACGTGCTGAACGACATCGTTCGCCATCTGGCTCTGCAACATGATGCCGAGGATCTTCTTGGTCCCCTCGCTCGTGTAGGGGCTCGTCAGTCCCGCCACGAGCTTTGGGTTCATGTTTGGCATCGCCTGCGCCACCTGCGCCACGGCCGGGCTCGCACCCGGAACAGCGAAGCCCTGCACCGGCTGAGCATTGGCAGGTACCGCGGCAGGGTCTGTGGCGCCATAGCCCCGGCTGAACTTGTCGGCATAGGCCTGAACCGACGTCCCAAGCTGGTCCTTGGCGTTCGGGTTGTTCATCCCGCGCTCGCCGGCAAACCACGCCTTGGCGGCACCCTCGGGGCCGTATTTGCTCGCGTACTGGCCGAACTGGCCCTTGAATACGGCGTCCTGCGCCTCGGGGCTGGCGAGGAATTGATCCGGCGTCATTTCCTGACCGAGGTGCGTCCGCGTCCATTGCGGGACGTTGGCGCCCATCACCTGATATTTGCCGTAGGCGCGATCGCCCGTCTTCGTGACGGGCCCGAGCTTGTCGTATTTTCCGCCACTCTCAATGGCCGCGATCGCTGAGGCGGCATCACCAGTCGGCGCCACTATACCGGGCCGGAACGTAGTCGGCGCCGGACCTGGAGCAGCAGGCGGCGGATAGGATGCCTGATCGGACGGAAGGCCGGCTGGTGCCGCGACAACTGGAGGAGCTGCAACAGGGGCCGCCACGGGAGTCGCAGCGGGCGCTGCTGCAGGCGCACCACCACCAGAGATAAGCGAGGCCAGCAATTCCCGCTCAGACGCCGCGTTCTTTCGTTCAGCGGAATCGGCCATCCGGGCGTCAAGCCCACCCATCAGGCCTTCCGCCAACCTTGCGGCACCCTGCCATCCAGACTGGATCGGGGAGTAGTCGCTTCCCCGCTGCATCATGGCTTGGGCGATCTTGCGCTGGGCCGCTATGGCTTCCGGCGTCATCTGGGCGCCGCCGTCGCCCCATACAAAAGCAGCCATCAGCAAAGCTCCGACGACAGCAGAAGGCTGTAGTTCACGGCGTCATATCCATTCGGCAGCCTGATAACGGCTTCCGGCATGACCTCACGGACTTCATCGGCCATCACGCCGCGCTGACGCTCGCCGAAGATCGTGTACTCGTAGAACGGCAGGCCGAGCACAGTCGTCCCGATGCGCTCGATGTCGGACTTGAGCCTGCGATCGGACATCGCCATCAGCGCTGGACCATACTTCATGGCCGCGCTTCCAAGCGTTCCGCCAAGCCCGAACATGCCGCCCATCATGGCGTTTTGCTGCCCGACCTGAGCCTTGTACTGATCATTCTGCGCATTGTAGTTGTTCGCGACCATGCCGGCGTAATCCACCCCGCCGACGTTGGTTTGCGGCGTGCTGGTGAAGTTCGGGTTAGAAACCTGAGACCCAGACATAAGCGCCGAGATTTCATTGATCGGCGCGTTGCGCTCAGCCATCAGTTCGGCATTTGCCTGACCGCGGCCACTCAACAGAAGCTGGTTGGTCGCGTCGTTCTTGGTCTGCCCAAACCGCTGCATCTCCGCGTTCCAGGCATCGGAGCCGGCGCGAATGCCGCTGTTGGCAAGCCGGGTGCGCAGCGATTCCTCATCACGCGCAAACTGCGGGTTAAGACGGGCCGACCCCAATTCCATCAACCGGGCCTCGGTTGCCTCGTTGCCGAGCTTCAGGTTTGTCCCGAGCAGAGAGCCGATCTTGGCCGACTGATCAACTCCGATCTGGCCGATGTTGCTCTTAGTCTTGTCTGTGAGAGCCTTCAGCGCCTGCTGCGTCGGCGAAAGTGTCTGCGTCGCCGTGAACTGCGGGACGTTATACGTCTTCCCATCCGCCCCCGTAAACGAATTGGTCCCCGACTGGTTGTAGGTAAGGGAGCCGTCCGGCGTAACCTGGTTGGTCATGTTCAGAAGCTGCTGCGTGGTCGCAGTGTTCTGGTTCATGGTTCCTTGCGCCTCAGCCGTCTTGACGGGATCTGGCGCGACAGGAGGGGTCGGTGAATCTTTGCCCATTAAATCCTACCTCTATTGAAGCGGTTCACGCGCCAGTCGTCATCCGACAGCGTGAGGATATGCTCTGCCTCGTCTCGGCCTCTTAATCGCGGGATGACGTATTCATTGAAGCCGTATGCTTTCGCAATCCGCAGCATCGACTTATTGTGCTCGGAGACCCGAAGAACACACAACTGGCATTTGAACGTCTCGAATGCATGAGAGAACATCGAACGAAGCACAAGACGTGTCAGCCAGCGCTTGTCCAGGGAGCCAGCATGCATCTCGATGACACCATGCTTTGGATAGTAGTTGTTGTACAAAACGCCAGCGATCACCACGCCATCGTCAACAACCGCCATTGAACAGTAGTTGTTGATCCGACCAGCCTCGCCGTAGATAATATTTGAGACGAAAGCCCCGATCGCATCGTTAAATTCCGGATCGTCCTTCGGACCCGAAAACTTAACCTCGATCAAGTCCCGATGTCCGCCATGTCAAATGTCAGATCGGTCTGCACATACTCGATATCCGGCGGCGAGGCCGTACCACTCGTTATCTGAGCCGCTACCGAGAGCGCGTAACCCTGACCAGGCGTTGACTGCCAATGCCGAAACGTAAGCTTTTCAACATCCGTGCCCCAGACGCTGGTGCCCCACAGCGCCGTTCCCCAGACAGATCCCGTAGGTATGTTGGAATCATCAGGAGCCGCGGGCAAGCTGACCTCGAAGTCTGTCTGCAACGACAGCCGCACAGACACGTCAACCGGCGCGCGTATTGTCGAGCGCGCTTGTAGCCCAATTTTGAGGGAGGCGGGCGACTTGAGCGGGTCGAACAGGGGCACTATCGTTGCCGTATATGGCGCGCCGCGATCCGCGCCTGTTACCTCGCACTCGATAACCTGCCCTCCCGTAGAACCAAAGAACATCCGATCTCCGAACACGGCTAGACAAGTTGCCTGCCAGCCGCTGAACGGTGCCCATGCACCAGTTCTGGCATTGGCGACAAACATCAGCGTCGGTGTGCTCGTAGGCGTGGGAGGCGCCACCATCACCATCTGCTTTGTTGGCCAAACCTCGCAATGCCAGTTGCCGCTACGGTCCCTCACCGCATCGTTCCAGGCCTCCTCGATCGGATATGAGATCGCGGACGGCGACAGCGCGGCAATGTCCCTTTGAACAGCAACAGAAAGAGGAATGAATCCGATGTCAGTTGCGATGACCAAATCACCACCGGCCCGGATAAACGCCTTGGGGCCGCGTGGCTTACCTATCCGGTAGACGCCGACAAGAGACCACGATGCAGCGACGGCAGGGTCATTGCCCTGATAGACTGCGACCTCTCCTTCTGAGGAAAAGAACGCGCATTTGGCGTCCAGCCCGGACCCGGTATCGAGCGACCATGATGCGCCGAATAGCAACGACCCGCCGCGGGTAAAGACGCCACCCAGCGGAAACTTGCTGAGCGCACCGCCGATCGTATCAACAGCCAAATACCAGGCGTTTTGGGTATCCTTTTCAACGAAAAACACCCTGTTCTTGTATGACCAGACATTCGATAGCGTTGCGGCAGTCATGCCGGTCAGGGCCGGCGACGTGCCCCATGTTGTCCCATCATAAACCAGCGGTGTGTCTACACCGTTGACGGCCCGTAAGAACGTCCCGCCCGAGGTCGTGAACTGAACAACCGACCAATCGCCGCCTGTCATTGACCCAACAACCGAAAGCGATGTTCCCGTTACCAGCGCATTGCCGAGATCATCGACCAATTGATCGCCGAGGTCATCGACCAGATAGGCAAAATCCGTCGCTGTGGTCACATTAAAGATCGCGGTATCAGTCGCCGCAAACAGTGAGCGGTTGTTGCCGTCCACATAAGTGAACAGCGCGGTTATATCTTCACTTCCGTTGGTCACGGTATGAAGCTGGGAGCCTCCCCGCATCCGAATGCCGGTCGCGGTCGGAAACCAATTCTCAAGCACAGACGCGCCATTGACGCGCTGTCCATTAGGCAGGCGCGCATCAGGCGTTGCCAGGTTGACGTTCTTGATCCAGCCGCCGACCGGCGCCGGGAAGCTCTGAAGCTTTGCCAGCCGTGGCTTGATGCGCGCCGCGGGCTGCCTCATCGCGTCCTCAGCATCGCGTCAACGATGGCTTGGATTGAGTCCGGGGGCGCTTGCGGCTTGCTTTCATCCATCACTATTCGGCCGCCGGGGCTGACAAGCTGCGTATCGTTGATCCAGCTCGGCGTTGTTTCGTCAGCAAATTGGCTCCCACTCGAAAAGGATTGATGCGATGGCATCTTGTAATAGTCCGTGTAGTGCGGGCGGCCATCGTTTGCATTTATCTCAGTCGGCAATGCCATCGGATTACCCTGCTGCAGGCCCTGATAGTAGCCGCGCATGTCATAGTCTGTCGGCCCCTGCGCGTTGACATCGAACGGGACGTTGTTCTGTCCGGCCCACTGTCGGAAGGCCATTTCGTTTAGCGGATCAAGCTGGGTGCCCATGAGGCTACCCATCTTGAACGGCGCACGGGGGCTCATGGACCGAGCGGTCCCGGATAGGCATTGCGCACATTGTAGGGCACACGCTGACGGCCAGCGACCAAGATGCGCGAGCCTTTGTCGGTTGCGGTTTCCTCGCCTAGCGCGATCTCGAAATTCCGCATGTCCTCGGCGTATTCCATCCGCTTGGAAGCCCGCCAGCGCCAGATGATTGAGAGTGTGAGCAGCCGTTCAGGCAAGAGAAACGTGTCAGCGTCGGCTGTAAATGCTGTCTTGTTGCCGGAGACGATAATGTTTGAGATATAGTAGTAGGAATGAACCACGCCGAGGGCCGGCGCTGGTTTGATCTGCACCTCACCCCCGAGGATCATCCAGTAACCGGGAACGGTCGTACCGATGTGGTTCGTGAAATAATCCCACTGGTCGAGATCGGTCGCCTTTACCAGGTCGATGTTGGAAGCGCTGCTGGCAAGGTTGGTCTTCAAAGTCATGCGGTCGTAATCAGTGGGCAGCGGAAATGAAGCATCCGAGCCGTCACCCGTGATCGTGGCCCGCTTCGTCAGCCGCTGCCAGTCATAGGCCTTGGCGATCGCGACGGCGGACTTGTTTGCCTGAACCCGAAGCTCCTTGGCAAACGGGTCCGTCGTCGAGAATAGTGTCGTCGGCTCGGTCTGGCTCAGTTCGATTGCTGCCTCTTGAGCCGACGACAGGACGGTCATTTATGCGGGCTCCTTGGTCTTGGGCTCGATCGGCTGGACAAGTACCGGGTCCAGTTCGGGCTTGGGCGTGACGTGAGTACCGAGCAGTGTTGGCTGGTCAATCTTGACGGGTTGAGAACCGAGCGGCTGCGTAAAGCCAGTCGGCTTGTCTTCGTCCTTCTTGATCTCGCCGTAGCCGAGGTTTTCCTTCACGCGCTTGTCGTCCGGCGCCTTCAGGGCATCGAGTTCGGCCTGCTTTTCAGCGATCTCACGCTCCAGGTCGGCAACACGATCCGGATCTGGCTCACCGTTCTTGAAGGCATCGTATTTGGCCCGAAACATGTCGCGGTAGCGAACGCCGGTCTCCGGGCTCTTGTGATCCGCCGGGAATGCCACGACCTTGCCATCGGGATACTTGATCTCGATGATTTCCATCCCGACCTTATCGTCATCGTTGGGATCGGGTGTTTCGATATCCGCGATGTGCTTGCGGAAGGTCACGTCAGATGATCGCATGATAGCCTCCTAGGCTGCCTGTTCATCGGCGAGACCGATCGCGATCTCGTCCGCACGCTTAACAAGCGTCGCATGGGAGGGGTTCCCCTTCGGCCGCTCGTTGATCTTCTCCTCAATCCAGTCCTTGATCTGGGTGTCAGTCCATGCCTCGAACTCGGACACCGGCTTGTCGGCGCGGAGTTCTTCAACAAGCTGCTGAAGCTCGGCGATCTTGGCCGCCATGCCGGTAACATCGGCAGTGCCGGCGGCGCGGTCGAGATAGGCCTGCGCCTGGTTCTTCAGGTCACGCCCACCCTGCCCGAGGTTCTTCAGCGGCTGCCCATCAAGTGCGGCCAGCGTTTCAGCCGTATAGATGCTCAGGGCCTTCAGCTCAGCGCGCTTGGCCTGCGTCAGGAACGGCAGTTCATCGACCGGCGTTCCTTCCATGATCTGGGTCTGCTTGGCCTTGAAGCGCTTGTATTGATCAGGCCATCGCTCGGCGTAGGTGATCGGACGGTAATCGCCGTCCTCGTCCATGTGTTGTCCGCAGATCGAAGTCGCCGGGAAGACGCTGACCTTGTTGCGGTCACCCGCAAAACGAACCTCCACAACCTCCATGTCATCGAAGATCGGCCGGCCCGCTTCCTTGGACTTGGCCTTGTTTTCGATGATGTGATTGTAGAAGC